TGGGTTATTAATTCAATCGTTACCGCCCATTTCTAAACCACTTATGCGCACCGAAATAATTGACATAGATGGCAGAGATGGCGACATTATAAACCCGCTCGGTTTTGCTGCATATGACAAAACTTTCGAGATAGGATTATATGGTAACTATAACATAGACGAAATTATAGCTTACTTTGATAGTAAAGGAACCGTTACGTTTTCAAATGAAAGCGACAAGTTTTATAATTATCAAATTATCGGGCAAATAGATTTTGAGCGGCTGATACGGTACAGAACCGCAACAGTAACAATGCATGTACAACCGTTTAAATATTCGTTGGTTGACAATTTGCGGTCGTATTTGATTAATAACCAGATACTTAATTTTAGTGATTACCAAGACACAATTAACGGCGTAACGGTAAATGTAGCAAATGGCACTATTATAGTTAGCGGTACGGCTAGTGATATTACAGAGTTTTATATTCCGGTGCCGCAAATTACATTAGAGTCGGGTAATTATGCGTTAACTGCTTTCGCTGCGGGTAATAACCCCGAGAGTACCTCGGTTAGGCTTATATATAACAACCCTACATTTGCCGATTCTTTTGGCGGCACTTATGCGGCGCTTAAGAACAACGAAGAAGTAAGTATTTACTCAAGTATAGCGTTTGAGAAAATATATAATTATATTTATTTTTCTATCTCGCCCGGAGCAGCTATTGACTTTTCCCTTGATTTATTGCTTGAAAACGTTGACATACCGGACTTTTACATTCGGAACAATGGAAATATAATTTCACGGCCTGAAATAACCATATATGGGGCGGGGACAATAACTCTAAGTTTAAACGGGGCACAAATATTCGTTATAAATTTAGGCAATGAAGGGCGCATTACAATTGACGCCGCCAAAATGGACGCTTCAAAAGACGGCGTGCTTAAAAATAGGTTGGTACAAGGGGATTATGAAAACTTTGCCTTGAAGGTAGGGTTAAATTCAATCAGCTTGACCGGGGAAGTGAGCAAAATCGATATAAAAAATTATTCTAGGTGGGTATAAAAAAGGGGGTTAAAATTATGAGGCTACTAAAAAATTACTTAAACTTAGAAATCACCAAAGGCGACACTCTTTCTTTTGGCGTCAAAATTTATGGCATAGGGCAAGCGCTAGATTTAGCGTATTTTACGTGTAAAACTAATTATGATGATGATACTCCAAAATTTCAAAAAAGCTTAAATAATGGGATAACACTTGTAGATTCTGACGCTCAAGGGAACTATACTTATATGGTTAGAGTGGCACCAGAAGACACCGAAAATCTAGAACTTGGGAAATATTACTATGATTTACAAATCGAAATCAATGGTGATGTGTTCACGATTTTAAAAGGGGTTTTTACAATTGATTATGATGTTACAAAAAGGAGGAATCCATAATGGCGATACTTGACAAAGACATTCAAATTCTAATGCTCAAAGGGGAAAAGGGAGACCCGGGTGTATCAGGCGATTACAACGGATTACAAAACAAACCCAAAATTAACGGTGTGGAGCTAATTGGTGATAAATTAGCAAGTGACCTTGGATTAGCTTCAACGGATGATTTAAACACTGCTGTAGGCAATATTACAACAAACGCGACTAATATTGCAGCTAATACTGCAAGCATCGGAAACCTTTCAAGCTTAACAACTACAACAAAAACAAATTTAGTTGCGGCAATTAATGAAGTAAATAGCGATACTTTTAGTAAGAATGTAGAATACGGCACCTGGACGCCCACACTTTTAGGAGTATACGGAGTAAACCCGACCTACACTTTAGAATACGTAGACACTATGTATTACAGAATCGGAGACTTAGTATACATTTCATTTTATATTAGAGCTATAATAACTGCTGTCGGTTCCGGCCAAGCGTGTATCGGTGGGTTGCCGTTTACTGCTAGAGCAGTGTCCGACAGACAAGCGGTTTCATTTTCAAATGTTGGTAACTTTGACCAAACATCTTTAATATCTATCCCGGAAGGTAAACCTTATTTAAGAATAACCAGTGCAACAGGAGTAATAGGCTCTTTTAAAGCAGGCAATTTTTATATTGGTGCGTCAGGCGTATACATAAGGGAGACAACATAAATAAGCGTAAGAATAATTTAACAAATTTTAGGTGGTGGGGATATTGGGCGAAAAAGAAATTAAATTATGCGATACTGAAAAATCGGAGGAAAAGCTAAAGTCGCAGCGGAAAGCATACCGATTAAAAAATAAGGAAAAATTAGCAGAATATCATAGGAATTACGCAGAAAAAAATAAGGAAAAGCTAGCAAGATACCGTAAAGATTACTATTACAGCCATAGAGACAAGCTCATCGCCATACATAAGCAATACTATAAAAAAAACAAAGAAAGGCTAAAGGAATACTATAAGGAATACGCGATAAGAAATAAAGAAGCCATACGCGAGCGACACCACAAATATTATTTAAAAAAGTTAGGTGAACATTTAAAAAATATTAGAAAAGGTGGTAATAGCGGGGATGATTAGGCTATTCGGCGCAACTGATAAGGTATATATTTCAAATGGTGATGTAGTAATAAATCCACTCAAAGCCAAGGTGCATAAAGAGGATAACGGAGATTTTTATTTAGACTTGGAAACCGATTTAAGTTATTCGGATAACATAGTTGAGAATAACATAGTAGTTGCGCCCACCCCACAGGGTGACCAAGCATTTAGGATTAGCAACGTTGAGAAAACCAGACGCAAAATAACTACTAGGGCGTATCATGTATTTTATGACACTGAGAATTATTTAATTGAGGATAAGTATATAGTTGAAAAAAGCTGTAATTATGCGCTTGATTACCTAAACAGCAATACCTCAGACCCTTCACCTTTTACAACGATATCCGACGTAGAAACGGTAGCAAGTTTTAGATGTGTGAGGCATTCTCTTTATGAAGCGATTTCCACTATTTTAGAGAGGTGGGGTGGCCATTTAGTTAGGGACAATTGGAACATTGAAATACGTGAGAGCATAGGGCAAGACAATGGCGTAGTGATTAGATACGCTAAAAATCTGAAAGAAATAACCAGTGAAGAAAATTGGGAGAATGTTGTAACGCGGTTGCTCCCGGTAGGTAAAGACGGCATATTATTAAACGCGATTGATAGTAGCGCTGAATTATATGTATATAGCAATATTCAGTACGATATACCATACACCAAAAAGGTAAATTTTTCGCAAGATAATGTTTTAGAAGAAGACTATCAAGACGCTAACGGAGTACTGGACGAGGTCGCATATAAAACGGCATTAATAACGGATTTAAAGCAGCAAGCTGAAACCTATGTAGAGGATAACTCCATCCCGCAAGTAAACTACACATTAAAAGCCAATTTAGACCAAGTTACCGATATAGGCGACTTGGTTGAGGTTATAGATGAGCGGTTAAATGTCAATATATTTACTAACGTTATATCTTATGAATATGATTGTATCTTAAAAAAGTATACCGAGCTTGAATTTGGTAATTTTAAAAAGGAGCTATCTAATTTAGTAAAGGACTTAACAGGGCAAGCGGCGCAAAGATTAGAAGCGTCAAATCAAGCTTTACAAATAACAATAAACGATAACTTAGAAAAAGCGACGGGCGAAATATGGAGCGTGTTAGGGGATAGTTATGTTATTTATGAAGGTGACAAAATACTGGTAGTCGATACTTTACCAAAGGAGAGTGCTAGATACGTACTTATGATTAGCAATGGCGGCATAGGATTTAGCAATACTGGGATAAACGGCGTTTTTAATTCAGTGTGGTCGATAGATGGGACGCTTAACATGCAGGCTATCAATGTAATTAATTTAGTTGCCGATTTAATCAAGGGTGGGACACTAAAACTAGGGGCAAATCTTAATAACTACGGGCAATTAGAAGTATACGACGAAGCTAATAATTTAATAGCTCAATTGGATAAAAGTGGGCTCAAGGTATATGGGGCGGATAAGTCATATATTTTAATTAATGACACGGTTGGATTTGCTGGGTTTGACCGATTAGGTAACAAAATATATTGGTGCGATTCAGACCAATTCCACATGAAAAAGGGAGTAATTGAAGAAGAGATTACTATTTGCAATAAGCTTAGGTTTATTCCTATAACCATAACAGACACCAACAACAATATAACATCTGATGGTGTGGGATTAGTGCCTGTAGCCAGTAATTAATTTTATAAGGCGTTTTCGGGGGCACACAATAGCTGGTGTACCCCCTAATTTTTTTATAATACAATTTAAGAGGTGATTTTTGTGGCTATAACCCAGACAATAACTTTTGGTAGTACTGCGAATCTAAGGCCGTACGGAGTGCTTACGGTTACGGAAACAGGCACCGACATAAGTGGTAACACATCAACATTATCTATAAACTTGACATTAAAAAGGCCGTCAAATATTTCATCTAGTGCTACTAAAACGGCATCTTGCACTATAAACGGGACTAAGTATACTTGGGCGGGGAGTATTGGAGGAGTAGGTGATAAAACGCTAATTTCCAAGACACAAAAAGTGGTACATAACAATGACGGCAATAAAAACATTGCATTGTCTGCGTCAATTGATTTGAATATAACTTGGGGTGGGGTACCACTGGGGACAATTAGCGGTACAGGAGATATGGAGCTTACACCAATTCCGCGTTATGCTTCTGCAAATCAAAATCTTAACAATAAGACAGAAACCACAATAACAATGAACTGGTCTAGTGACAGCATAATAGATTACATTTGGTATTCTACAAATAACGGTAACACTTGGGTCGGTATTAATGTAACAGATGGGAAAAGTGGGAGCTATACAATAAACGCTTTGACGGCAAACACTAATTATATGATAAAGACCAGAGTAAGGAAAAAAGGGACAGGGTTAACAACTGAAACCGATGTTTTATCAGTTGACACGTACGCTTATCCGTATTGTACTAGCATGCCGAGCTTAACGATAGGCTCAAAATTGACACTTGGGTTTTTTAATCCACTTAACCGACTCATAACGGTAAATATAATAGGTGCCGATGGTAGCCAGATAAGTGAAAACACCACCGATGGTACAACAATAAGCGGATATAACGATGAAATGACAAAAAATAGATTCTATGCAAGTATCCCGAATGCAAAGAGCGGTACGTATAGAGTAAGGGTGAGGTATGTAAACCAAGTTAACACCAGAACTGGAGGTACGTATACGGTAAACGAAAGCGAGTGTTTACCAAATATAGGGGTGTGCTCTTATTTAGACACTAACAGCGCGTGCACGGGTCTTACTGGGGATAATCAGAAAATTATAAGGAACCAAAGCACTGTTACTATTGACGCTAGTGGTATAACCGGGCAAAAGGGTGCCCAGGTATCAAGTTGTGAAGTTATCGTAAATGCGGAAATGTATTCAATGGTTTTAAGCGGTGATACTGCTACCGTAAGTAACATAGTTATTGACAGCGCGAATAATACGCAGGCACAAATTACCGTAACAGACAGTCGGGGGCTGGAGTTTACTAAAAGTTTAGATATAAAAATGATTGATTGGGAGCTACCGACAGCAATTATAAATTTAAAGCGCAGAAACAATTTTTATTCAGAAAGTGATATTAATGTAAATGCCAATTATGCTAGTATTGACGGTGCAAACGTGGTAACAATCAGAGCTAGGAGCAAAAAAGTCGGTGACACATCTTATAGCTCTTATGTAAATTTACAAAATAACATTACATCTACACTTACACTTGATAATGAATATGCATGGGACGTTCAAGTGTTGGTTGCTGACGCATTTGGGCAGGTTACGTATAATTTAACGCTAAGCCGAGGTATGCCGATAGTATTTTTTGATAATATTAAAAGTTCTGCGGGGTTTAATTGCTTCCCCATATATGAAAAAAGTGTGGAGGTAAACGGATTAAATATTGAGAAAAGCGCGGGGACGGCATATTTAAGCGCAAGCATTACAGGGTTAGCGGTGAACACGTATACGATTATCCCATTTGATTTATCAAATATGGCTGGGAGTAGGCTAAGTTTTGAGAGCGGCGGAGGTATAAAAATAGGCTCTGGCATCACAAAAGTGCTGGTATCTGGGGCGACATCTTTTGACACTATCCAATCAAACGGTAGGAGACACATAAGAGTGGTAAAAAATTCGTATAGCTCAGCGAACACTTTAGCGTGGTCGTGGTCTGAGCTTACCACGAGTAGCCCGGGCAGCGTAATAATAGCCCCTAT